CCAATCTCGGTGAGCGCCTCGCCTGCCTCCCGCAGGGTGCCCACCGCGACGTTGCCGAACCTCCCCATGTCGCCTGCCATGCCAACGAGCGCGCCGCCCGCGCGCCGCGCAACCGGCACCAGCCTCGTCAGCCCCTTCGAGATCTCCTCCGGCCCCTTCGCCGCGGCCGACCCTGCCCCGCCCGCGACCGCGATCTCCTTGTTCGCCTGCTTCAGCGCCGAGACGATCTTCCCAGCCTGCGCCGAGACGAGGTCCTTCAGGACTGCCTCGATGACGAGTTGCTCGGTTCCCTGCTCGGCCATGGTCAGTCTCCTCCTCCGCTCTCAGCCACGTTCGGACGCCTCCCGCGAACCCGCTGCCGGGTCGCCCGCTCCTCCTCGATCTGCGCACGCTCCGAGTCGATCACGCCCACCCAGCGAGCGAAGCCCGCGGCCTGGTCCTGCATCGCCCCCTCGGCCGGCAAGAACCCCCGCTCGTAGTCCCGGTACGCGCGCATGAGCGCACGCGCCTCGGGCGTGACCACCTTCCTCGGACAGCGGTACAGCCGCGCCTTGCCGCTGCCGCCGCAGCGCTCGCACGTCGCGTCCGCCCCGTCGCACCGCGGACAGGTGATCTCGAATACGGCCTCCGTCGCCGGCGCGTCGCATCCCCAGTCCCTGCGGTTGTCGGGATCGACGCACAGCGGGCACCTGGCAGCTACGTCGCCGAAGGCGGATTGGACGGCTGCCCGGACAGTTCCAACTCGGCCTCCGTGAACGCGGCGCCGGACTCGATCGCCTTCGCGATCTCCATCCGCTCGCTCAGCGTCAGGATGCCCAGGGACTCGTCCGAGGCCTTGCCGCTGCGCGGGTCGAGTTTCAGCTCGAGCACTTGCCCGTCCGCACCGCGCACGTTCTCCCAGCGCACGAGCCCGCAGGAGAGCATGAAGAACATCATGCTGCCCACGTTCGTCCGCGAGTTGCCCTCCGCGTCGACGCCCTGGCCCACGTCGATGGCCGAGTGCTCCTCGCGCGCGGTGAGCGAGCGGATCCAGAAACGGCGGCGCTGCTCCGGTTGGAGCGCGCGGTCGCGGACGAGCACGTAGTGTCGCTCGGCCTTCGGGTCGGTTGCGATCATGTCTTGGTCCTGCTTCTTTGCGCCTGTCGCCTGGTGAGATAGAGAGACCGCGCCCCGCCTCCTGCTGGCAGGCGCAACCCAGTCATCGGCACGCAGCAGGTGCGTGCCCGAGACAGGGCGCGGCCGTTTCGGTTGTCAGCTCGCACCCCGGATCAGAAGCCCCCGGCCCACGAGTAGACGAAGATCAGCTCGGAGTCCTCGCGCTCGGCACCGTTCACGTCCAGCGCCGAGAGGTCGAAGCCGATGTCGGTCGTGGCGAACCCGTCGCGGTCGCCAGCGCCCACGCCCGTCGACTTGCAGCTCGGCGCGGCGAGCAGGAAGCGGTTCCCGTCCACCGTGCCCCACGCGCAGCGCATGCGGAACGTGCTGCCGGCCGTGAAGAGGTTGCGGGTCGGGAAGCTGGCCTCGGGCCGGACCTCGGGGTTGATCTGCCCCTTGCCCTGGCGCGTGGCGGTGTGGAACGCCACGGTCGTGCCGTTCGTCTGGGTCGCATCCTTCTGGATGTTGACCTGGCTCCCGTAGTCGATCGAGAAGCTCGTGATGCGCGGCGTGTGCTCGCTCGCGTAGGTGTTGTAGCCCGGGTAGCCGGAGTTCGCCTGGCTGCCCACCCTGAAGGTGGCACCCATGAACTTCGGCGGCACCTGGCTGTCGTAGGCGATGCCGATCACCGGCGCGCGGTCGCTGATCGAGGCCAGGGTCCCCTTGAAGGTGAAGCTGAGGAACACGGGCTTCCCGATCTCGCCCGAGAAGCTGACCGTGCCGCGCGCGCCCGTCATCTTCGTGGCGACGCCGTCCTCGATGAGCCCCATCGTGAGGGTGGGGATGCGGGTCTGGCTGACGGCCGCGCCGGCGCCGATCGTGCAGTTCTTGCCCGCCTGGGTCAGGTTCGTCAGCGTCTCGCCGGCGGACACGTTGACGGTGCCGTCCATCAGCTCGAAGGCCTGGGCCGCCGCGGCCGCGATGGTGGCGCGCGCGACCAGGATCGCACCGGACACCGTGCCCTTGAACAGGTCGCCGCTCGCGGGCGCGCCGCCGGGGATGGCCGACACGTCGAGTGCGATCTGCGAGCTCGAGACCGGGAACCAGCCGCGTCCGGCCGCCGCACCCGCGCCGGTAGTGGTCGCCGTGATCGTGGTCGTGGCCGGCAGGGTCACGGTCAGCGTCTCGGGGTTGTCGAACTCGTCCGGGGTCACCCCGAAGTAGCGGATGCGCGCCTGGCCCTCCCAGGTGTCGCCCAGCGCGCTCGCGCTCTCGGTGTTGCCCACCAGCGTCGCGCTGTGCTCGATCACCTTCTGGCCGCTGGTGCCGGCGAAGGTCGCCGCGATCGTGGCCGCGGAGATCGGCGTGGCGCGGAACCCGCAGGACTCGAGCAGCGCGCTCCAGACCGGAACGCTCGTGGCCGTGCCCCCGGCGACGCCCGAGGCCTCGACTATGAAGGACATCTCGCACTCGACGATCCCCGAGATGGAGGTCAGCGGAGCCAGGCTGGCGCGGCTGATCTCGCGCTGGTACTGCTCCACCGTCGTTCCGAGTTGCGGGTCCTTGGCCTGGACCTTCCCGTTCGCTGCGACGAAGAGGGAGGCATCCGAGACGGTCACACCCGGCTGGGTTTCGGCCTGGAAGAAGACTTGCTTGCGGCGAGTGCTGGACATGGGATCAGGTTCTCCGCGGCCTCAGGCCGCTGCGGTCGGGTCGTCGAAGAGGTGGCGGAACTGGATCCGCACGTTGATCTGGGCGAGGGCGATCGGGAATCCGTCCGCCTCGTTGGCTACCTCGGTGCCCTCGACGTAGGTGTCGAAGGCGTTCTGCATGCCGGCGAAGGTGCCGCGCCCGAAGTCGTCGCGCAGCGCGCGCTTGGCGTCCTCCGCGAGCTGGCGGATGAGCTGCTGCCAGTGGCCGCTTTCGTCCTTCGGCATGCAGAGCGCCACGGCGAGCCTGAGGTTGCAGTCGATCGTGTCGATCGAGCCGTACTTCTCGTCGAGGCCCATGTGCTGCACGATCGCGCAGGGCATCTCCGGCGACTGGAGCGGATTGCCCTTCATCTCGTAGACGCGCGCGACGGTGGTGTAGTAGGTCGAGCCGCCGGCGATCGCGGCCAGCGTGGTGAGCACGTTGGCGATGATCCGGTCCTGCACGGTCTCGTTGGCGGGGGGCATGCTCTAGAGCACCTCCTCCACGCTCGCGCTCATGCGCCAAGTCTTCGCGCTGGTCTGCTCGATCGAGGGCTCGCCGAGGAAGCGGACCTCGAGCGCGTTCGCGTCGATGTCGCCCAGCGGCGTGTAGTTCATCGCGACCACGTCGGCCGCATCCGCCCACGCGCGCTCGAGGATCTGACGCTGGCCGCCGTTGGCCTCGCTCCACCGGAAGTCCAGGCGCAGGATCGGGTGCTGGTTCACCTGCCGCGCGCGGGAGACCATGGACTCGTCGGGCGTCTGCAGGGCGCGGCGCTGCTGCAGCGAGGAGACCTCGAACTCGGGGCGGATCCCCGTCGTCTGGGTCCTGAGGGTCAGCGTGGCGGTCACGGGAACCTCCCGATCGAGCGTGCGATCCTGGCCATCCGGACGCGCCGCTCGCGCTCCATGCCGCGCCAGGTGTCGAAGAAGCCCAGGCGCGAGGCCTGCTGGTGGCCGGGCGAGTTCGGGCCCGGGATGTCCACCTGGCGCACGAGCAGCCAGAGCGGGACCGCCTCGCCCTTCGCGGCCTTGCCCGACTTGCGCGCTGCCGCGGTCGGGCTCTTCCACATGATCAGTAGCTTCCCGGTCTGCGTGCGCAGGAAGAACGTCTCGCCCGGGTGCGCCGCGATGAACTCGCGCGGGCTCGGGTAGCGCGCGACCCCCGCCGCCGTCTTGTTCGCCTCGAGCGGGATCGCCAGGAACTTGGCCCGCACCGGCCGGATCACCCCGCCGCTCTCCTGGATGCGGGCGTAGGACGGCCCAGCGCTGACCAGGCGCAGCTTCAGGTCCGCCGCGCTGTTGCCGCTGACCCGGTGGTCCAGGCTGCGCTTGAGCGCGCCCGTGCGCGTGTGGAGCCCGCCATCGCTCCCCCGGAAGCGATCCGCCATGCGGCCCTGCCAGGCCTCGCCCCAGTCCCGGAACGCGGTCTTGAACTCCGCGCCCATCCTGGTCGGCATCGTCTGGAAGCCCCGCTCGATGCGCCGCATCGTCGCCTCCTGCACCTTGAAGCTGACGGCCTGGATCACAGGCGCAGCCTCCGGTGCGGGTCCAGCGCCGCGTAGAAGTCCGTCAGCGGCTTCAGCTCGTCCGAGTACATGACGTTCGTGCCGAGCGCCGACGGGCTCCCGTCCGGCGACTGCCTCCGGTTGAGCCTGGCGATCACCTCGCTGTCCGCCGCCTCCGCAATGCGCGGGTACGCCGCGATGAAGCTGGCCGTGTCGTTGGCCATCCCACCCTCGTAGATGATCTGGACGAATCCGGGGCTGAGCCAGGTGCTCAGGCTCGACAGGTAGATCTGCCCCTGCGGCAGCAGCGCCTGGAACTCGCTCGGGTCCATCGGCGCCACGTCCGCGAAGTCGCGCGTCGACCCGTACTGCACGCTGGTCACCGACTCGATCGGGAAGCCGAGCAGCGAGACGTAGCGCGTGCGCGGCTGCAGCGGCCGCACCTCCGTGCGGAGGTCGCTCAGCAGCCTGCGTCCAAGGTGCTCCTCGGCCATCTGGCTGACGCCAGCGATCAGCGTGTCGATCACCGCATCCAGCGTGGTGCCGGTGATGTCGCGCTTGGCCTTCACGCGCTCCTTGGTGGTGATGAGGAACTGGCTCACAGGCCGAATCCCCCGCGGATGAAGGCGGCCAGCGCGGCCGCGGTGTATACGTCCTTCCAGGTGTCGCGCGACTGCCCGCGCGCGGCGTCCATGAATGCGTCGTGATCGTTGGCACCGCCGAGCGTGACGTTGTACGTCCCGACGGTGCGCGTCGGAGCCGGATAGGTGATCGGGCCAGCGACCGAGGTCGAATCGTTCACCAGCGCGTTCCACTGCGAGACCGACTTCGAGACGCCCGCGACCAGGAACCAGTTGGGCTCCGTGATCGTCTGCTCATACCAGTAGTTGCTGGCCGAGAGGACGAAGCGCGAGGGCGTCCCCGCGTTCCCCACGATCATCACGCCCTCGTTCGCGCCGTTCGGCGGCGACTGCAGGACGTTGGTGGTCCAGGTGATCCCGCTGTAGAGCGTGTCCGCGCCCTCGAGCGAGACGAAGCCCGCGTTGTGGAAGATGTTATCGGTGATCGCCGTGTCCACCGCGCACATGCGGTCCGTCACCGGCTGGAACCAGAGCGATCGCGCGTCGCCCATGTCGATCGAGTTGCAGCAGAGGTTGCGCCTGATCTCCGACCCCGCCTTGAGGTTCGTGGCGCGGATCCCGAACACGACCGTCAGGCTCGGCGAGGACTGGCGGCCTTCGCTGACGACGTTGTCGGTGACGGTCGCGATCACACCGCCCAGCTCGGGCGTGTCGCCGTACCCGACCGTGATCCCGCCGCCGCAGCGCGTGACGATGTTCCTTCGCACGATCCCGGCGCACCGGATCTGCGGGCCGTCGGTGCCGGCGCAGATGTTGTCCTGGAAGACGACGCTCGTGCACCCGTTCTGCACATAGACCGTCTTCCGGAACATCGTCGGGTCGGAACCGGGCACGTTCGTGTTCCAGCCGCAGCGATCGAACAGGGACTGCTCGATCAGCAGCCCGTCGACCGCGTGGGCGTAGAGACCCTGCGAGTTCTCGTCGCCCGTGTTGTACGCGTCCGCGACGACGCAGCGGCGCACCGCCAGGCTCGAGTGCCGCACCGTGCCGTCCGGAGATCCATCGTGGAAGCCCTGGAGGTTGATGTCCGTCATGTACCCGTGCACGTACAGATCCTCGAAGAGCACGTCGTGCGTGCTGCCGAGCCACCCGATCCCGTAGGGGTTCTCGGCGCCACCCGTGTAGGTGTGCGCGAAGAACTCCATCTCGGTGAAGGCCAGGAAGCCGTACGTGGTCGGGAAGTCCGCCGGGTTGCAGCCCAGGCACGTGTTCGTACCTGTGTGCAGCTTCGGGCGCGCGCCCGTGCCATAGGAGCTGACGACCATCCGCTCCAGCGCGGAGCGCCCCGACTTCCTCCAGCTCGTGCCCAGCACCTCTACCCAGGTGTCGCCCTTCTTGAGCAGCAGCCAGTCCGGGTAGCCGTCGCGCAGCAGCGCATAGCCCGCCGCGATCGTGGCCTTCGCCGAGACCTCGGTGAGCCCGTCGTCGCTGTCGTTGCCGTCCGAGCTGCTGACGTAGACGAAGCGCGTGTCCACGCTCGGCGCGAGATCGCTCCAGCTCGAAGCCCCCAGCGATCCGAACGGCGATCCGCCGAAGAGGCTGTCCGAGCCCGGGTCGTCACCGACAGGCCGGGGCGTCACCGGGCGCTGGGTGTCGATCAGCGCCAGGTCCAGCCCGGTGTCGGTCTGCGCGCGGACCGCGGAGTCCGAGTCCGCGACGACGTCGCCCGAGTACCCACGGACGGAGTAGTCGTGGTGCCGGAGCAGGTGGCCAGGTGCGACGACGTACTTCGCCACCGTGGCTCACCTCCCGACGATGAGATCAAGCCCGGTCGTGGACGACTGCTCCTGCCCGAGCTTCAGCGCGACGATCGAGCCGAAGTTGCCGGTCCCCGTCGGCGTCGCCGACAGCCGATGGAACTTCCGCACGGCCGAGTGGTAGACGAGCATCGTCCTCGAGACGTTCTGGGCGCCGATGATCCTCGCCGTCTGCGCCTCGACGCCGTTCACGACCGCCAAGACGTTGCTCCACGAGGAGTTGTCGTCGCTGTCCTGGAGCGTGAAGTTGAGACCCAGGACCACAGCGCCGAAGTTGGCGACGTAAATCGTGGCCTCGAAGCCGGCCGTCGAGATCCCCGGGCTGACCTCGCCGCCGACGAACTCGGCAGCCGCGATCCCGAACACGTCAACGAAGCTCGTCGTCTTGATCATCGCGTCATCAGCCTCCCTCGATCGTCTGCACGGGCTCGCGCGGCTTCCGGCCGTAGCCGGACGCCTTGGTCTGGGCCGTCGGTGTCGGCGCCGGTGTCTCCGGCTTCGGCGCGCGCGCGGCCTCGAAGTCGGCCAGCGCGATGCGGGCGGCCGGCAGGTTGATCGGGCTCGGCCCCTTCGCCTCGGGCGCGGGCTCGAGCTTGTGGAGCTGCCCCTCGCACCAGCCGTTGACGTGGCGCAGCAGGGGCCGGCCGTCCGGGTCGAGCCGCTGGACGCCTTCCTTGGTCAGCGCGGGCTCGTCGTAGCCCTTCTCGAGCGGGTGGTCGGCATCGACCACGTAGCCCTGGCCGCCGCGGCTCCGGTGCTCCTCGGGGAACGGGGGAACCGGCCACTGCAGGTGGCAGCCGTTGCCTTGGACCTTCATCAGCTTCATGGGTCGCGTCCTGTCTCTCGATGCTGTTCGCCTGGTAGTGGTTGGGTGGCGCGGAGAGGTGCATCACTCCCCGCCGCGCCACCGTTCAGTTGTCAGCCGCTCGCGATCAGACCGTGAAGTCCACCGCCAGCGTGGCCGCCGCTTCGGAGCCCGCCTGGGCAACCGTGCACGCCTCGCTGCGCTTGGCGTCGTAGAGCACGCACTGGATGGACATGAGGCTGGCCGCCGCGCCCACGGTGGTGACCGTGCGCAGGAACTTCTTGCGCCCGCGCAGGTCGAGCGACCCGTGGTAGATCAGGCCGCTCATGTCGGTTCCCGACTTGGTCTTCTGCGTGAAGGCCGCGCCGGTGATGTCTGCGTAGCCGGAGCCGAGCGTGTCGGACTCCTGCACCTTGACGTCGACCGTGGCCGCCGCACCCAGCGCGCCCAGCGCGAGGATGAAGTCGGCCTGGTCGAACTGCTCGCGCGAGAAGCCCGTCTGGTTGTCCGAGGCCGCAGCGTGCGAGATCGGGGCCAGGACGTTGACGACTCGACAGAAAGTGCCGCTGGTGTTCTGCATGTTCGTTTCCTTGTTGGGTTCCTTGGGTTCCTTGAATCAGGTGAGAGGAAGGCCAGGGATCAGGCCGAAGCCGTGCAGAACGAGGCCGGCTGCTCGATGCCGATGTCGGCGTACATGACCATGCGGATCTGCATGGAGTTGTTCTGCATCGCCGTGTCGGTCGTGTCCGACGCGAGCAGCTCGAGACCGCCGAAGCGCATCAGGAACACGCTCTGCCAGTTCCCGAACACCGCCGCGTTCGCGCCCGAGGACGCGAGCTGCGTGGTGAACTTGTAGGGGAACCCGAAGAGGGTGTCGAAGATGCCGTTGGCGAGCACGCGCCGCTCGAGCGGCTGGTTGACCACGATCGGCGAGCCGGCGTTGTCTCCGTCGCGCGCCTTCGCGATCGCGTTGAGCTTCTGCGGGCTGAGGATCCAGCCCGGCTTGCCCTTTAGCGCGTTCGCGTTGCGCACGGCCGCGACGATGTCCATGCCCTGGTCGTAGGTGGGCCCGGCGAAGGTGCTCGAGAGCACCCCGATCTGGTTGACGACGCCGGTCGGCTGACCGGAGGCGCCGGTGCCGGCGAGGATCGCCAGGTCGATGGCCAGCGCGAACTGCGCCGTCATCGAGGTCTGGATCACGCCGTCCACCGCGGGCTGCGCGGCGTTCAGGAGCATCTTGGAGAGCTCCGTGCGCGCCACGAGCTGGCGGGGACGCAGGTTGAGCTGGCCCAGGGCGGGCTGGCTCAGGGTGCTGGCCGCGTTCTCCGCGACCCACTGCGCGGTGACGTCGCTCGTCTGGCGCGGGAAGCTGACCGGAGCGAAGGGCATCCCGCCGATGTCGCGCGCGCCCATGGCGAGGCAGACCGCGTCGGCCCGCAGCGGGTCGATCACCGCGGCGATGGTTTGGGGCGGCACGATGAAGCCGCCGGCCGAGTCGACGCCGGTCGTCATCGCGCGCGTCGCCTGGAAGACCTCGCGCTCGACGCCGGCGCGGCTCCAGTCCTTCGTCCCGATCGCGTAGAACGCGCGGGCGAGGCTGAAGTCCTTCTTGGCGTCGCCGGTGGGTTCGCTGCCCGGCAGCGAGAAGGTCGGCCAGGCGAGCGAGACCTGGCGCTTGAAGGCGTTCAGCTCGTCGGTGAACTTCTTGGTGAGCTGCTCGGCGCGCTCGTTGTCACGCGTCTGCCAGCTCTTCTGCAGCTCGGCGATGCATTCGTTCGCAAGCTGCGCGAGCAGCTCCTTCGAGACCTGCTTCGGATCCGTGATCAGTTCCGTGGGCATTGGATGTGTGCTCGGGCTTCGTCGCAGCCGCGCTGATCGCGGTCTTGACGGCCGTGGCCAGGCAGGCCTCGGCGGTGTCGTCGGTGACGGACTCCCGACTCGTCCCGGCACTCATCAGGGCGGCACTGGAGATCGGAGGCTGACCGTCGCCCGCTTCCGCTCCCTCCGCGCCCTTGGTCACGCGTTCTGAGGTCTTCGAGTTCTGACCCAGCGAGGCACGCGCCTCCCTGAGCTCCGTCGTCGCTTCCTTCATGGCATGGACCGCGCCCCGAAGCTCCTCGCGTAGTACGCGAGATCCCTCCGGGTCCTGGGACTGGGCCGTGGCGACCGCCGCGGCGCCCTGCGCGCGCTGCTCCTGCACCCCTGCCCTCCAGGGCATGTCCGCGGTGACCGGCACGATCGTCCGTGCCTTCCCGGCGGTGTGCGCCAGCCAGGTCTCCTCGCTGAACCGCAGGGCCTTGCTGAAGCGCTCGGCCATCGCCGGGTCTAGGGACCCGTCCTTCACCAGGTCCCGCAGGGCGAGCTCTGCGCGCTCCAGGGACTTCCGCTCCTGGGCGTGGGGGTTGGCCGGGATCGGGGTCACCGACAGCTCGAGCAGCTCCTGGGCCTCGAAGACGAAGCTCCAGGGTTTCATCCCCGGGTTGCCGTCCCGCTCCTCCGGGGTGGGTGGGCGCATCGAGGTGGACACGAACCCAACCGAGACCCCAGGCATGTCGCCCCGCTCCATCAGCCGGTTGATGAACGCGACGTGCTTGCCCCACTCCGAGTCCCCGAACACCTCCTGCTCGAAGACGTGCGAGGTCGTGACCAGCGCGCGGGTCCCGTCGTCGAGCTTCACGTTCTTCTTCGCCGCGTCGACCAGGCCCATGGTCCCCGGGTAGCTGTCGTGCGACCAGAGCAGCGACACCTTGCCCGTCTTCATCCGCAGCAGGTCCCAGCCCGACTGCTTGATGATGTCGCCCATGCCGTCGACGTTGTCGGTGCTGGCGTTGTGCTCGTAGGTG